TAAGCCACCGCGTAAAGCGCGGTTCGCTTAGCCTGAAGGCGCTCAGTAGTCATCGCGTCAGCAGTACCAGCAAGCACCTGCTTCCACTCAGGAGAATCCTCCATCTGACGAATAGCCGAAAGAGCCTGATGCGAATTCTGAACCCCTGGATCAGAGGCTCCCGAATCGCCGCGAATCGTGTCGTCACGCATACTGCGGCCCAGCTTCTCGAACGTCTTGATGAAATCAGGGTGATTGGTCAACTGAGGCAGATCGTTGATGATCTTCTGGACCGTTTCGGGCAAAATCCTCGAATAAGCGAAATTGGCCGTGGCCATATTCGCATCGTACGCAGGACCCCATTCCTGATTCAATTCGCCAAGATCCTTGATGACCTGAGCCTCTAGATCCTTCTGAGAAGTCTCCGTCTGGTTCGCCGCCTGCAAAGCCAAGGTATTATGCACCGCTGCCGCCTGCTCAGGAGTCAACGCTCCCGCATGAGCCGCCGCGCGAACCTGCGCCGTGAGAGCAGGGTCCACTTCGATCTTCACGTCCTCGCCAGCTTCATTCTTCCCAGAAACCACGTGTTCACCGAACACATAGTCATCCGCCTTGATCGGAGATCCCAAATGCTGCTTAAACCAATCCTGCTTCTGCTCGAACGGAATCTCATTGGATAATTGAGGAATACGATTCTGACCTACCAATTTCTGGGCATTGATCGTCATATTCGCCAATTTGTTTAATGCCTCAGCCGCATTCTCGGCTTTGAGGTTCGTTATAGTGGGATCGGTGCGCAAACCTTCATCCAGACTATTAATCCAGTCGGAATTCGGAGTCGGGCTACCAGCTTGTCCCAATCCGCCAGACGGAGGGCTTCCGCTGCCTGGAGTATCGTTATTCGGCTGACCTTCTTCGCTCATTTTGTTTATCTAGTTTATCTTGGTATCGTTGGAGAACCGCCTGCCTGATTTGCTCAGGATCTCGGGCTAAGTGTCTCAAGATTGAGTGAACCGTACGCTGACGCTCGTCCCTACGGATCCAGCAATCATGCGTATCATCCGTAAGCGGATTATAACGAGTAATCCCAGCCTCATCCATCATCATGAGCAAAAAGGCGTGACCGTGCTCGTTGTCGAACACGCTCTGGATTAATTCTCGTTTAGTTATCCCTTCTTGGGGCGGCTTCGGAGGGGGTTGTTCCATACTACGGTCCTAGGGCTGGGCCGAATCCTTTCTCGCCTGCGGTAGCCACATCTTTCAACGCTCCTGCAAGCTCACTAGTTTGAGCAGTCTGCTGAGCCTGAGCCTCTTGGTTGGCTCTATCCTGCTGGATCTGCTGGATCTCCTGAGGAGATCTCAAAATCTTGCGGCTGACTTCGCGATAGCCTGCCATCTCCTGACCAAACTGGGCCATGTCAATTCCATCGAAAATCGACGGATCCACCTGAGCATACGGAGTCATCTCGGCCAAATATGCAGACATCGCATCCGCCTTGACCGCATCCTGAGCCTTCGACGCAGGAGAAGTGAAAACCACCTCAAGCGGGAACCCCTCCAGACCCTGAGGCGCTGGAGGAAGCTGCCCTTCCCGCTCAAGGTAGAAATAGAGATTCTGGATCGAGGGAGACAGAAATTCCGACTCCACTCTACCTGTATTGGAGGACAACTGACGCAGCATCTCGCCGCGATCATCGTTGATCTCCATAACGCTCTGACGCTCCTTCTTCTTACTGCGAAGCAGCCAATCCACATGGAATGTCTTGGAAATCTGCTCTCGCTTCTGAACCAATAGCTCCAGAGTAATGCCGAAGTTCCCGCCGCCTTGAAGGGCGACGGGATCAGCGGTCCCAGGTGTTCGGAAAATCAAGGAAGCTGGCTTATATGAAATCGGGAGCATGAAACCGTCATCATCGACGACAAGCGGGGGGCGATTGGCTAGCTGCGCCGCTTGTATGAGTTCCTTATTCATCAAGTTGATCAACCTGATATCCGGCAAAGCAGTCATCGCTGGCCCACGGCCATAGATCTCTCCAGGCATCGTGGACCAGCGAGGGACCTGATAAGGGAATCTATCAAATCCTCCTTCTGAAAGGACGATCTGCTCATCAGGCACAAAATGAGTTGAGTAAAATTTCTTGGTTATGGGACTGCCATCGAATTCGTTGTTCGGGAATACCGAATGAGCCACGTCGAATTCCGCATCCTCTTTAGCCGTCTCCATGTGGCGACTCAAGATAGCGCTCGGGAACTCCTGCTCGATCTGACGCTTGGTCATCGGAAAAGTCCGATGCACTGTATCCACTATTCCAGTATGGGATTCCTCAATAACACACGTGCTTAAATTAAAAGACCTATAGACCACACGCTTCTGCTGAGAACTCCAATTGCTGAACATTATCGCAGTACCGTAACTGGATAAATCAGAAAAGACCTCTTTAGCCGACTGATTCCACCGAGCCATCGGATGAGCAAGCTCAACGAACATTCTATCCGTTACCGCTTCCAAATAAGCTGTCACCTCAAAGGGTAGCGAATTATAGGGTACGCCTGCAATACCGAGGGAGAACCACCGCCCCGTTGGATCCGTTAGATGGGCATGAAGACCACTTGCCAACTGTTCCATGGCCCAAGGAGCGGTGGAATCGAATATTCGATTAGTCCTAGGTAATCCGTGACCGCGATCCGCGTTAAAGGATCCTGTGTTCGGACGAACATAGTCGCGAACATCCTCCCATTCAGTCTTCCAGTGCGAAGCGCGCCCAAGAGCGCGAGTGTAGCGCTCAATTAATTCTTGAGAAACCTTTATCGCTCCGTCTGACATTAGAATGTAGTTGCTCGGGAACTACCCCGAGTCTGGGTGAAATTTCCTAAAGATGAGGTACGAGTAGCCCTGCCACGAGCCGCCGATGTATCTAAAGTGCGAGTATTGCCTAAAGCAGCGGATCTAGCAGCCTTACGAAACTTCATGGCCTGAGCCTCGCTTTCACGACGCGCCGCATCAGCCTCGCTGCCCTGATTGGATATCCGATCCATGATCTGCTGGAACAACTGGCCAAATTGTAGACGATTGGACTCGATCTGGGCGCGGAATGCCTCGCCCCGAGCACGCTGCTGCTCAAGCAACCCGCCAAGCAATGCCTCCTGCTCAGTGCCTAGCTTGTTTATCCTGAAACTCGATTCGAAGGTCCGGTGCTCAAGACGCTGAATATCGGTAAGGCCTTGGGGAGTCGAAAAACCCAAACCGAAATGAGAAGGGGTTAACTTAGTATCAGTACGATCAGCATACGCTTTCTTCGCGTTTTCAAGCTGAGCCCGCTGAGCATCATTGGTAGGAACACGACCAAAAAACGTATCAGTCACACCACCCGTCTCAAAGGCCTCTATGTTCTGCGCCTCCCTATATTCCCTGTTCGCTTTATTGCGAGCTATGAGAGCGTTGTTGTATTGCGTGCGATCGGGCATTTGAACAGAAAATGCACCTAAATGCCCCTAAAATCAAGCAAAGATGTCATACTCCGTCTGAGCGTTGCGATGACCCTTGACCACAGGCTTGCTCTTTCGCTTCAAACCCCAAGCCATATAACGGAAACTGTCAGCCCCGTGAGAGGCCCAATCATGGAGCGGGCGAGACGAATAACACTGCTTCTCCTCATCCCACTTCTTCGTATAGCTCTTCAACGCATTGACGCCATCCTTACAAGCCACCTGATCAAAGAAACAACGGCTCAGAAGGTTCCGAACCGCCTCTATTCCATCCTCCACGGCATGTTTAGCAACGGGCTTGAACCTAATACCCATATCACGCGCCGTTTCAAGGCGGGATCGACCCGTGGTAAGCTCGCGTACCCCGATATCGTGAGGAGCAAAATGATGGGCATACACAATATTGTTATCATCCGCAAAGTCCTTGAGATACCGTATATAGTGAGCCAAACCTTCATCCTTGTTCTCATAATAGTGAATTAAGCGAAATTCACCGCCGCGAGTCTCCTGAGCAAACCAAATAGCGGTGTGATCCTCGATACCTAAATCCCAACTGGTAAATACAGGCAACGCTGTTTCCACAGGGACAACAGTAAGGCGCTTCTGCTTCATCAAAGTCTTAAACTGCTTGTGATAGTACGCGCCCTGCAAAGGAACGGTGAAACTTGTGAAAAACTCCTGCTGAAACAACGCGTCATCCTTCAACTCGTCGCGGGCGCGGCGCAAGTCCTCCGCGCTAAGAACACCACAGTCAGGAGCTGTTAACTTGGAATGAAACCACCCTTTGGTCGTACGAGCCTCGTTAAGCTTGTCCAAACCATGATTAGCTCCACGGGGCGTGTAGATCCAAACTGCCCAACCGCCATTCTCAGCCAAAATAGGACTGGTCAACTTCCAAACCATAGGATTCATTAACGACCACTCCGAAAACACAATCCCAACAGGATTAGCGCCGACGAACCTATCGGGCTCATCGGCGCCCATGATCTGAACTACTGATCCATTCTTTAGTTCGAGCCTCATTTCGGCATTCTGCCTGCGGCTGACCAATTCAGATGGAAACGCATCGATAAACTTCGCCCCATCCTTGGTCATGCCCGTCCAGGCGATCCGTCGACCCATATTCAAAAAAGGATAGACCAGCCAGTACGTGCCTACCCGCATCTGACTGGCCACAGCGACCCAATTAATTGCTGTCAAATCTTTACCGTGGCGACGGGGCCAGACCACCGCTGCGCGCTTGCCGCCGTTTTCCAAATACTTCCACAAAGGAAGCTGATAATACCTAGGCGTCCAGCCATTGGAGGGCAATTCTACCTGACTCATAATATAACCCGATTAATTCGGTATATCTTCCCCATTAGTCGGATCCTCCAACAACCCATCATCATCCTCAGCCTCGCCAATCTCTGCGAATTCCGCGTACTCGCTGGCCGAATGGACCTTCACCGCCGCCTTCATATCATCCATATTCGCCCCACGATAACTATTAATACTCACGCTCACATTCATTTTCGTCTCCTGCTGCACATCTATCGCCTTCAAAGTCGGCGTAATATACGGAACCAAAAACTTATTCAACGCAACCGCCTCCTTCGGGGGCAAATCGCCGCTAGTTAACACCTGAAACAACTCGCGCAGCGGATTATACCCAAATTCCTTCATCAAAGCCGCCAACTCCCCCTGCATCTCGTTAGCCGTACGCGCCCGAGCCAAGGCTCCCTTCACTTTCTCCTGCTTTTCAGCCTTCCGCTCCGAAGCCTGCGGGCTACAAGGCAATTTCTGGCCCTTCGCCCTCGCACGCCGATTCAATTCCCGCTTCGTCCACCCCTGACGCTCCTTAAAAGGCAAAGCCAGATACTCCTCCAACTCTTCAGGCGTCACAGCCAACTTTTTAGGGCCTCCTTTACGGATCCTTCGGGCGGGGTCTTTGATCGGGCTGGGCAGCTGCTCTGGCATCGACAAAAAACCTACCCAATCAGCCATTTCAGTCAAATCAGACCAGAAATCCTCCGAATTTTACAACTTATCACGATTTTCAGCCCGTTAGTGGATAACTTCGGATAACTAAAAATGACCAAAATTATCGGTCCTAACATATAACATGATCAAGGGGTTATGGAGTAGGATAATTTGGATAACAATTTTCATACTTTTTGGTAACACTACGAAACTGAAAAAAAATACATATCAAAGTGATCCATTCTCTAAGTTGTTGATAATAATAAAGACTAAAACCGATAACTAAGTATTATAATAGTGATCGCAATTATCGAAATTTGACTCTGTCTGCTGACTGTACGGGTTTCCACTGACGATCCTCTGATTCACTGGGCCTAAGGGTCTGTAAGGGCTGATAACGGCGACTAAGTGACAAATCTGGAGGTCAAAATGGGTTCTGGGGTTAGGTTCCCTCTGCTCTGAGAGGGGTCCGTTTCCCCCATGGGGGGCGCCTCCGGACCAACAGCCCTGTCGCGCAGCGTCAGCTATCTCGATCTACCAGCGATCCAGTGGCCCCGGGCGTCCTTCTATCATATGCTAGAAGGACCCCCTGATTCGCGGGGTCATACCCCCCCGCGTCATTGAATCAGGGGTCCAGAGGACCCCTGATCCCCTGAATCAGAGGCCCTTTCGGGCCTCGTGTACAGGGGGCTCCTGAACCCCAGGCCCAGTCAACCATTAGTTTCATTCATACAACCCCTCGTTGTATGAACGATTTACATGCGAATCACCAATAATCCCCTTTGCGCGTGTCTAACAGCCATGTTAGGGGACGCTTCGCGTCCTTTGAGAGAGGGGGCCTAGCGGCCAGCCAACAGCCCGAAGCCACGTAGAGCACCTGCGCAGCCGCACGCGTAGGGCTCACCCAAGGGTCGTGTGGCGACCACAAGCACGCACGCTCCACGAGACATGAGTTACAGTGCTCCAGTTCCTCCTATTTACCCTTATTCGGATCTTCGTACCCTCTATAGTGCCACCTCATTGATTCTATCATATTGTAGTCATTCCTTATTCCACTTCTGGTGTGTGTGAGTTGTGAGTTGTGTGTGTAATCAACCACTTATGTTATGGAAATATTAGTATTAAGTCTACTCAGTGGAGTCGGTATTGTCTTCACTCTCACTCGTGCCATTCGTTGGCGTTATCTAGTCAAGTATCATCTTGTTTTCGACATCGCTTTCACAATCCTTCTTCCCTTCTTATTCAAAGGTAGTTTCGATGGTATGGTGTTAGCGGTGCTCACTGGGATCACAGTGTCTGTGTTGCTCGCCCTTGGTAGAGCGTTCACTCCTGCTCCTAAGGCTCCTCGGATCGAGCGTTACAATGATAATCAGTCTGTTTCTTATGAGCGTTATTTGTAGTTCTTTTTTTCTTTTTAAAGAGTTTCGCTCCGCTCAAGCTGATCCTCTAGTGCTTTGATGTAGCTGTACCCCTTGATTAGGTAGTTATTAACAGCCAAACAGCCATTTTAGATGCACTTCGTGCAGCCGATGAGAGAGCAGTGCAGGTGATGCCCTGTTTGTTTTTCCAGCCTTAGTTTAAGTGAATGAGTGGTTACAGGCCCTAATCCGATCATAGAACCTAGAACCCGTCCAATATTGCTGCGCAACTTTTTGTGATTTTTTTCTTAGAGTCGTCGCAAGCGACCGACGAAAAAGAATCAAAAAAGCAAGTATTGGACAGAACCTAGAACCTATGATTCGGGGGCCTTGCACCTCTCATTAACTCAAACTAATGCTTTTATGGAAAAACAAACAGAACATCACCTACACCGCTCCTCAGGAGACGCACACTCTATTAATCTAAACACAGCTTTTATGGATGAGGAGATTGCACAATGAATAACATACAGATCACAATTTGGGAAGTCATACTAATATTAGGATTTTGCTCCTTTGGGGCATTTCTTGGCTACACTTTAGACACTATATGCTCCACATGGAGCAATCGAAAAAACGACAATAACAACCACAACAACCACAACAATGAATAATAAGAAGAACCCACCCCTTAACACAGTCAGTGACAGCATCACGGCAATCTTCACGACAAGTGAAGGTTGCATGGTCACAACGGAGCGCGCAGGCTCCTTCAAACTACGACCCGAGGCAGCATTTATGCTGCTCAGAGAAGCCGGTTCTCCACTGGCTGACACCTTCATCCCCTTCAAGGTAATCGCTGCTGACTACGGAGGAAGCGACCCCGAAGCACTCGGAGAAGAGTTCAGAATTGCGAACAAGCAGTTTTTGAAGCTTTACCCGCTTGCGTGCTCCCAGCGCAAGGAAGCGATAAAAAAGTTTAAGATCCTTGTAAGCACCTACCTTTTAGTCATCAAAGGGCAGACGCCCGTTGACGAGCTAGGCGCCCCGCGAACCTACCTAACAATCGACGGTTTAGACCTCTCATCTACTAAGGACCTACTCAACGCGGAGGAGCTTGCATTATTATGAGCCTCGAAGACCTACGCAAACACC